CAAATCATTGATTTCAAGTTCATTATCTATTACTTCGTTCCTATCACTCGCCACCCTTAACATAGTGTCTAAGTCTTGGTGCATATCTTCTAATGCGTCTTTTAGTTTTTCGATTGCGTCCGCTGACGAATCTGATAGGTTTTTATCTTTGCTTAAGCGTAAAGAAGTCAGCTCTTTACATCTTCCCAGAAGTGAAGTCATCTTGATAAGCAAGTTATCCACTTCTTCTACAAAACTCATTCCGCTTTTTTTTGAATCTTCTTTGACTTCTTCGTCCAGATCCTTTTGCGTTTGTTCTTTAATTCCTACTGTGTGTGTATTTTGATTAGCACCTACAAGAACTGGGCTTACTTCCCACACTTTGACATCTTTTAAAAATCTTACTTCTTGTTCCTCGCCATTACTTTTTGTAAACATTCCTTTTTCAGAATCATGAACTTCAAAACCGAATGACCATTGTTGTAAATCATCCATAGCTTTTACAGTTTCGTAAGCCTCACGCCCTGCCTCTGTATTCATATTGAACTTGCCTTCAAAGGTAGCTTTGTCATTATCTTGAACAATTTTTCCTTTACCTATAATGTGTTTCCAATCGTGTCCCCACACCATTACTACACCTTTGTCGCCATACCCACTTCTTATGGATCTAGGTAACACGACATCGTTGTCTGAATCTACTTCATTAAATACAGAAAAAACTGCTTTGACTTGTCCTGTTTCTTCGTTGAATGATAATAAGTCTTTACCTTTGTATTCTTTTTTGTCCAATTTCTTTAAATCCTTTTTTCGTTATAGTTTAAAAAACATCTACAATTTACAGTTAGATCTGGTGTTGCTCCCAAAGAGCTATCACCTGGATATGCTAACTTCATACCATCATAGTCAAATAATTTCTGCTCGTCTATCTCTGTTCCGTCTAAGATAACATGAGCGTCACGAACTTTGCCGTCCCTTTGACTAATCCATTCTTTAGTGTAGAGCAAACCGCTAGACTTTGCACCAACTAAACGCCCATAATTTGCAATCTTATTTGTTTCAGTTCTCGCTATTGTTAAAGCTCTTGTAAGATTTTTTTGACTAAGAACTTTACGCACTTTATCAGCGACAAAGTTTTGCAATCTACTGCCTGTATAGTTTAGCTCAAAAGCCTCATCAACTGCACTTAAAAAACTATTTTTAAATCTTGTCTTAGAAGTTTTGGCCATATTTGGTATCATCTCTTCAATAAGTCCTGCTAAATATTCTGCTGCCTCTTTATTTTGTCTGAGGTTTGTTAATGGAAATTTACTTGGATCGATGAGCCTTATAAAAAAACCTTGTGTCAATAATTCTTCTTCACTTCTTTTTTGTTCTATTCTTACTGTTGTTATTTCTTTAGTTAGATCTGGGAGCATTAAATCAATTTGATAATATGCAAAGTCATTAGCTATTGCAATGTAATAATCATAAAGAGAAGATTTCCAAGTGTCCATGTTTGTATCAATAGCTTGATTAACGATAGCCTCAAGTCCTAACTCATTGGGCATGTATCTATTTAGTAATTGAAATATTTTCATATCTTGTGTTTGCAATAAATCAAAATATAATTCTTTAACAGCTTGTTCCCAATTACCTACAAATCTGTCGTGTTCTTTCCAGAGTATATCTTTTACACTTTCACTTCTAAATTTATTTGTTCTGTAATCCCATTCTTCTTGTCTTAATATATTTTTTCTGCGGACTAACTCAGCTGCACTGTCTGCTTTTTCATCTCTCTTATTCATAGCCCTAACAAGTTTTTGGCTCCAAGTTTTTCCTGCCTCACCGCCCCACAAAGCCCAAGCGATTCTGCCGTTGCTTGGATAGCCTTTTTCTCCAGGTCGCCAACCCTCAGCCTTTTTATCTACTTCATGTCTAGGAAAATATTTTGCAATATGTCTAGTTTTTTCTGAACCTGCAACAGTATTATTTAAAATATATCTAGCCGAATTTAAACCTACATCAGTTCCGCCACGCCCAAATTCTTTTCGCCAATCTAAACCCCGCTTGGCTTCTTCTTTAGCACCTTTTGGAATTGTAAAATCTAAATCATCATATAAACTTTTAAAACTTTTTTTGCTTGATAATGGATGAGCTCTTGGAAGTAAATCCAAATCAAATCGTCCAGATCTAAACCTCAAATTTCTAAGAGCATACAAGAAGGCATTAACACGAGCATAAGCCCATTGGTCTTCACTATTTACACTTGGTCTTACTGAACTTGGATTAGTTCTGTATGCACCTACACCCCTACGAAAAACTGCACCGAGCATTCCAAGAGTTGCTCTTTTTCTTGGATCATCGCCCCACTTCTCGTTGTGCTCATCTACTTTTTTTTGTAATGCAGCTTTTACTCTATCTGTAAGTTGCTTACTCTCTATCATCTTTTATGCGTTCTTCATATTCTTCGTGAGTTGAACAAGGCATATAAATGAGGTTGCCGTCTTTATCGTGAGTATGAGTTCCGCTACAACCTAATTCTTCAGCTCGTTCTCTTGCCTCTTCTTGCGTAGTGAATTCGTCTTGACCTACCATAGCCTTTGGCTCATCAGCAAATCTCTCTATTTGTCTAAGTCTTGCCTCAGCTAATTCTCTACTAGGATAACAACCCATATTCTTTCCAGACTCTTCAGCTATTACGCAAAACTCTCCATCAATTTCTCTTACTACTTTTAAATTAACTACAATATTATTTAAGATTTTTTCATCATCTTCTATTTCTATCTCTTCAACTTCTTCAACTTCTTTTGGTTCTTCTTTAGGCATTGGCTCTTCAATAGATAAATTTGCAGGTGTAACTAATTTGTTAGCGTCTAAATAATATACATCTTGTTTATCGTTTGTAGGTAAGCCTACTTGTTCTCTGGCCTCAGCTACAGTAATCCAACCACCCTGCACACCTATATTAAGCCTATTGAAAAGCTCGTCCATATCTTGTTGTAAAGCTCTTACATTTGAATAATCATAGTAAGCAGTTATCTCTTCTGTTTCTTCATAATCTTTTAATAAAAGTTGTTGTGTTAATTCTTCCCCTACTTGTTTCCATAAAGGAATTAATTTATTTTCTGTAAAAAATTCTCTAAGAGTTTCAGCATTGGAATATGTTGCTCGTTCAAGTCCAGATCCTAAACCTGCAAGAATTGCAGGAACACCCAAGACAGCTGATATTCTCTCTTCTGGTACACGCCTTAAAGTTCCTATGTCTAATTCAGTAGGGCTAAAAGCCATTTTTTCAACTTTCATAGCACCTGTAACTACAAGCGGTTTCCCTTTATTTTTTCCTGCAGTTTTTTGTTGATAAGTTCTTGCTATTTGTTCTGCCTCTTCTGGTGTAGGTGAGTATTCAGTTCTAGGTGTTATTAATACACTAGGAACACCGCTATTTGCAAGAAGAGCTGTAGCCAATTGCCCTGCAGATTCATCGCCATAAATTTCTCTTAATACTGACCTTAAAGGTGCAAAACCTTTTTTATGATTATTTGGATCTAAGCCTAAACGAATGTGAACAATATCTTCTGGCCTAATTATAAATTTTTGATTATTGGTTTCATATTCATAGAATGTTATTAAATCTTCTTTAGTTCCCTGCGGTTTTACTTCTTCAGGCATTAAAGGATATAAAGCAACAACCTGTCCTGCGTTATTCTTTTGTTTAAGCAAGTAAGCGTCCCCAGATACATGCATAGCATTTATAATATATTGCTGTATAATGTCGCCACTCATGTATGGATTTGGTCGGCGCATAAGTTTAGTTAGTGGATGATTAAGAACATCTTGCTCATATCCCTCACTATCATATTTCTTAACACTAAGTTGAGCCTCACTAAAAGATGTTCCTAGAACTTGTAAACAAGCAACTACTGCGGAATTACTTGCACCATTTCCCATTGTGCTTATATCCCAAGCACCAGATCTGTTGTTATAACCTTGAATAAAATTTAAGTTGTTATAAAGTGAATCTTCATCTCTAAAAGTGTTCAATCTTTTTTCTTCTGTATTATCTCTGTTAAAAATTATATCTGTAAATCTTTTTCTTTCAGCCATTCCTTTTCCATTCTTCCTAGCTTGACAGCTGAATTAGACGCACCCAATAAATTGGAATCCAGCTCCCAAGCAACTCAATAAGCTGTAAACTTCTTTTGGTTTTGAATTAACAAAACCGCATAAGCTAATGCATCAACTTGGTCATCATGCTCACCCACAGGGAATGTCAATAACTCTCGCTGTAAATCAGCATACCATAAACTTTGCTCATTGAACCACACTTTACCAGATTCCATACGAGCAGCAAGAGGCAAAGCCCTTGACACCTTATCTCTGTCAGCCCTTAGTTCTTTAACAGGTAAGCCCTCACGCCTAGCTATTTGCACCATTGATAGTTGAAAACCTGTTTTCTCTATATAAAAAGCCTCAGGCATTTCTCTATCATTTATGTCTTTCATTATAGGGATAATGTCGGGGGCTTCAACTCTTCGCCTCAATAAATCTAAAATAATAAAATTGTTATTAGGTGTTACTGCAACAGTTGCTATAACAGTAAAGTCAGCAGTTGTCTTAGTGCTCGCAGCTAAATCAACAGTGCAGTATTTCCTACACTCACTTAATTGCACTTCTTCATTATCTAATATGTAATATTGATTAATAGTTTCGTTTCCAGTTTCGTCATATTCTTTGCGTTCTTCGGTTTCGTAGAATCTAGCCCATTGACTTTTAAATATTGATCCAAACTCTGTAAATTCTGCTAAATATTCTTGACTAAAAACTAATGAACCTAATTCTTCTTTAGCCCCCTCAATTTCTTCTTTTGGTATGTAAGGATTATCAAAAGTTGTAAATCTGAAAACTGACCAATTATCTAAACTATCAGCTCTCATTGTTAGCTCATGAAACCAAGTGCCCATTCCATTTGGTGTAGAAATAAATATGGCCTGCCCTTGTCTATCAGTAAGAGTCGGTCTTATAACTTCCCAAACATCTTTTTTCATGAAAGCTACTTCATCAAGTATTACTAAGTCAAGCCCTGCACCTCTCAATCGATCTGGATTATCGCCAGACTTACATTGAATAAATCCACCACCATTAAACTCTATACGCTTTTCAACTTCTCTAATATGAGTATTAGGGATTTGGTTAGCAAAATGTTTAAACTCTCTGTAAGAATCTTGCGTCATATTGTAAGTAGGTGCTATAAACCATACCCTACCGCCATTAATAGCAGTTTTAATTGCGTATAATATTGATAGCCTAGTCTTACCAAATCTTCTTCCTGCGACAATGACTTTAAATCTATTTGGATCTTTTATAACTTTTATTTGATTTTTATGTAATTTTGGAAGTTCTATTAAATCGGTTTCGTAAGTTTCGGCCATTATTCATCTACATCTTCCTCAATATCATCTGACCATTTGACTTTTATTTTTCTTAATCCACCTGCTTGTATTCCTAAAGTTGATTCTGGTTCTCCATGTAAAGTTCTTTCACCTCTTATACCTGAATCTAATAAAGCCAATGCCTCTTTTGCGTCTAATTGTTCTGGTCTTATATTTCTAATTTTTTCAAAACCTTTTGTTTGCTTTACTACTTCAAATGTTAAGTGGCGTTCTCTCATTTGTTTTAGTTTTTCTTTATTCTCGATCTGGTAAATTCTGTCTTGTTCTATATCAAATTCTTCACAGCGTTTTACCCAATTATATTTAGATGACCACCTTTTTAATTGAGCTAAAATTGTATTTTCTTTGCGTCCAGTTTCTTCGGCATACATCTTGGCTACTTTGGGCAGACTTCTTGTATATCCTAAATCACGATAAAGTCCAAAAGCATTGAAAGCTTTTTGCGTTTCGTTCTTTAACCTATCCCAACTATTCTCATTCATAATTAATCCCAACTAGGTGAGAAATCATTGTTCTCTTTAAATTTTTTAATATGTTCAACATTCTTCCCTGCTCCGCCACTCTCTGCTAGTTCTTTAATAAGTTCAATAGAGCCTGCCTCATATAATCTTCTTATCTCTTCATCTTCCATTCCTAACAACTTATTTAACTTGTCATTGTCTAGCTTATGGTCATCTTTTAATTTTTGCATTATTACAGCCATTGGTCTTACGCCATGCTGACCCCTAGCTCTGTTATGTCTAATAGTAGCCATTATTTGTTCATCTTCCCCAATTTCTTTTAAAACTACTACAGGAACAAGTCCGCCTGTTAATTCTTTAATTTCTTTATGACCCGAAACTGTCCACCTGTGGAATCCATCAACAATTTCTTTTGATTCTCTTATCACTATTGGTTGTGTCCAACCACTATTTAAAATTGATTCTTTTAACAGCTTTAACTCTGGCGGAGCAACTTTGTTTGGATTGTATGTATTTGAGAACAGCTCTTCTCTATCAATCCATTGAACATCGCTAATTGGTTGATTCTTGTAATTCTTTGTCATACCTTGCCTTCCTTTTATTCCATTCTTCCAGATCCCTATGTTTTGTAATTGCTTTAGGCATTCTTCTGCCCTTAGTATTTCCACGAATAGCTACTTTTAAAATCATATCCCAGTTTAAACCTGTATCTGGATGTATAGCTTTATGCAATATTGGATCATTTGTTTTGCTATAATGCGCATTCATCCATCTTT